TTAAAGAATGCACGAGACTTATTAACTATACTTAAATGGAACGAACAGCAAGGTATTCGCCTTTTCCGTATCGGCTCAGAAATATTCCCTCGCTGGAATCATTATGAACTCAAAGATCTCCCCGATATCGAAGAAATCACTCAGCATCTCCGTGCCGCAGGTGATTTTGCTAGGGCGCATGGACATCGACTAACTACACATCCTGGACCATTCCACATACTAGGTTCTCCCCGTGACGAAGTGGTTGAGAATAGTATCATTGGTTTAGAACGACATTCTGAGATGTTTGATCTTATGGGTTATGCCCCGAGCTTCGAAAACAAGATCAATATTCATATTGGTTCTGCATATGGCGATAAGCCCACTACTATTCAGCGTTGGATCAAGAATTGGCATCGTTTGTCTGATTCACTCAAGCAACGTTTAGTTATCGAGAATGACGACAAAGCATCTTTGTATTCTGTGCGTGAATTGTATGAGATGGTACACAGTGAAATTGGTATTCCTATCACGTTTGACTATTGGCATCACACTTTCAATACCGGTGACTTATCCGAGCAAGAAGCTTTCTTTATGGCTCGCGAAACATGGGAGCGTTACGGTGTTACTCAGTGCACTCATTATTCTGAGTCACGCAGACAAGAATATCAACGACTCATCGAAGGTATCTGTGATAAGCATAATATTGCAATGGAGGATCTAGACAAATGGCCTACCTTTCAGAAAGAATACAAGGCTTTCAGCAAGATCAAAGAGCAAGCTCATTCCGATTATATCAAGCAGCTTCCTGATACATATGGTGTAGCAGATCTAGATTGTGTGGTTGAGGCAAAGGCCAAAGAATTAGCTATTCAGAATGTTGGTTATGATCAATGGTCAGGCAAAATGATGACCGGAATTCTGCAAGGATAATATTTATATTAAATAATAAAAAGGTTTATAAATGGCACATTATCGTTACAAATCAGCGGTTACAGACAATTTAGAAGAAGCATATGACATTGTTAAAAATGTTGGTAGAATGCTTCAAGAAGGAAAAATTGACAAACAGTCAACACTAACAAATTTAGCAAAAGCTCTAAAAAAGATTGAAGATGCTAAATATTATGTCGACAGAGAATAAGAAAGGAAAACAATGTTAAAAGTAATTAATGCACCATGGTTTCGTTCTGCGTTAGCCGGATTAGTAGGAGTAGCTCTTCTAGTTAAATCTGCACCTCTTTATGCAGGTATTGCATTTGGAGTAGCAGTTCGAGAATTGTTGTTACAATTCAAAACAAAATAATTGATAATCCATGAAGCGAATATTTCCATATACCGTGTTATTGGCTTCATTAGCACTGGCAGGTACCGCAGCGTATTACAGTGTATTCGGATTAAGTAAACTATTTTCTGCTCAAGCAACTGCCGTGATTATTATGGCGTCAATATTAGAGGCGTCAAAATTAATCACGGCATCTTACTTGCATAGATATTGGAAATCGATAACCGTTTTAATGCGAGTATATTTGACTTCGGCATTGTTAGTGTTAATGGTAATTACATCCATCGGTATATACGGATTCCTTGTTTCGGCTTATCAAGAAACGGCATATAAACTTCAAAATGTAGAACAAGAGGTCAATGTATTAGATTTAAAAAGAACCCGATTTCAAGAACAACTAACCGCAGTTCAAACTGAACGAGAATCATTGAACCAGAATATAACAGAATTAACTTCCGGGCTAGCAAACAATGTTATTCAGTATCGAGACAGAGAAGGCAATTTAATAACCACTACTTCTTCAGCAACCCGTAAAGCATTGCAAGCTCAGTTGGATCAAACAGTAGAAAGAAGAGATTTACTTTCTGACAGAGAATTGTCATTAACGGATTCTGTTACTGTTATTGATACTAAAATATTAACTTTACAAACCGAATCAGACGTGGCAGCTGAAATAGGTCCTTTGAAATATGTGGCTTCTATTACCAGCCAAGAAACAGATCAAGTAGTTAATTGGTTTATTTTATTGTTTATATTTGTATTTGACCCATTAGCTGTGATATTGCTGATATCAGCTAATAAAGCATTAGGCAAAGGTGATCAGACGGAGAGTAAAGCCAAGCGGGTTAAAGCCCCAACGCCAGACCCTGAGCCTAATGCTGATTTAACTGAAGATCCTCTTCCAGTAATTGTTGATGCACAAACTGAATTGGAAGCAGAGCAGAATCGGCAAATCAAAGAAACTGCAGACGACATAGATTCAAAGCAAACAGATCCAGATGATGTTCGATCAGTATACAAAGAATTCATGAACGATACGCCTAGTCAAAAATCAGATACAAAAGAAAAACCAAAACGAATTATATTAAGATCAGAAATACAATGAAAAAACGAGTAAAGTCAAAAGAAACTATTGCATGCAAATATTGTGGCGACGAAGTGAAAAAGGCATATGACGATGTAGTATCGGTTACATGTTGGCAATGCACTCATAAATTAGTTGAAGGCGAAGAATTGGAAATTCGCAAATAAATTCTTATTTTAAAATAAAATAGTTATGTTAGAAGCTGAGAAAATCAAATCAAACTGGGAACAGTTTAACCTATTAATTGACCAACACTTTCCTACCAGAGCAAAAGAATTGCATAACATGTATGCAGATTTTGAAGACCGTATTGCATTAATGCCGGCTTCTTCGATGGCTCATTTTCACAATGCATTTGCCGGAGGATATATCGACCATGTACTTCGAGTAATTAAATGTGCTGGTATTTTATATGATACATGGAAAGCTACTGGTGCCGATATGTCAGGCTATACAAGAGAAGAATTAATGTTTGCTGCAATGCATCATGATTTAGGTAAAGTAGGATTCCCGGGAGAAGGAAACGAAGTATATCAAGTTGAAACATCGGATTGGCATCGTAAAAACCAAAACAAGATGTATAAACAAAATGAAAATATTCCTTTCACAATGGTACCAGATCTTTCAATTTGGTTGTTACAGGAATATGATGTTAAAATGTCTTGGAATGAATATCAAGCAATTAAAATTCATGATGGAATGTATGACGAAGCTAATAAGCCATATTTCGTTGCTCGTTCAGCTCAAGCAAAATTAAAAACAAATTTACCTATCATATTGCACCATGCAGATCATATGGCAGCTCAGATTGAATTCGAACAATGGAGAAATGAAAAGAGTTCTTCTCCTAAGCCAGTTGTTTCTAAAACAAAAACATCTAAAAGCAACGGCTTAAAAAACCTAGCTGAAAATAATCCAGAAATTAGTAAATCAATTCGCGACATTTTTAGCACATTTAAAGAAGGATAAACATGTTATTGACATTTATTATATTATTTATATTCGCACTTGCAGGCTTAATCTATTTCTTGTATAGAGCTTATATATTAGCTGGCTTGTTAGCTGACACTCAAGATTTTTATGAAACTGTTGAAATGAGTAATCAATACATGTATGATAAAATTGTATTGGCACATCGTGAAATGCAACGCATTGACAGATTAGGAGCATTTGAAAAAGATGATGAAGCTGGAACAACATTTCAATTATTAAAACAAGTTATAGAAGATTTAAAGGAAGAATTCGATGGGCAGGAAACGGAAGAAGAGTAATAATTATTTTACTTCAATCACACAGGCAGCAATTGTAGCATACAATAAAACCGATCGTCCTGTTTTACGAGAAAAGATATATCGACGATTCATTTTTCCAGCATTCATGAAAATGGCTGAAAATTTAATTAATAAAATGAAACCAGATTATATTGATTCTACGTTTTTAGATTTACAAAGCGATCTAGTAACATATCTCACGGAACGCCTAAACAAATTTAATCCAGAATCGGGTAAGGCTTATTCTTATTATACTAGAACATCGTGGAACTATTTAATTGCAGAAAACCAAAAAGGTTATAAAAAATTAAAAAGCAAAACCGATGAAATCAATTTGGATGAAGATCGAAATGTGATGTCTGAATTGCACAATGATGAAATGCAAGAGAATATCAAATACTTTATGGATGAGTATATCGAATACTGTTATCTCAATTTAAACTATTTATTTTCTAATACCACTGACATTCATGTTGCAGATTGTATACTGCATTTTTTCGAAAATCGAATCAATATCGAAGATTATAACAAAAAAGCATTGTATATTTTAATACGAGAAAGAGCTGGTTTAGATCCATCTCAAACTAACAATTTAACTCGTGTTATGAAAGTCCTTAAAAATATATACGAAGAAAAATTTGAAGAATACAAAGAAACAGAATTCATGAAATTGCCTTTTTAATATTTATTAATAAAGGTTTTTATGGACAAGGATGATATTATATTCAAATCAACTACTTTTTCGGATATTATGTCTGACGTCTATCATAATTCTAAGAAAAAAGATCGTCAGATAGCTCAGCTAATCTCTCAGTTACAGCCTCTTATAAAAAATGCATCTGATGCTACAATCATTGTTCCGCTTATTAAAGAGTATATGGATGTAGCAGTAAAAAATGATGATCATTTAATTAAACTTGCTGCAATAGTTCAACGGTATATTTCGACTAAACAAACTATTGCAGGTGCGGATGGTTTCATGTCCGACGAAGAAAAACAACAACTTTTAGCAATTGCTCAAGAAACATATGAAAATGAATTGAGTGAAGAAATTAAAAAAATAGAAGAAGAAGATCGTGAACTGAAACAAAAAGTCGATCAAGTAAAACAGAAACTGGAAGATAAAGACAATGTATAGTGGGATTGAATTTTATCTTGGCGAAGTTGTTGAAACTAGCAATACGCATCAAATAATTACTTCTACACCAGAAGAAAATAATTTAGATTATTTATATACTATCCGAGTTTTATTGTATTCAGATAAAACATTAGAATCCGATCCGGTAGCTGCTAAACCTTATAATTTACACGCGTGTACAATCCCTGCAAAAGGAGAGCATGTATTGTTATTTAAAGGATATTCTCCGATTGGAACTTCAAATGAACAATGGTACTATTTTCCAGTTATTGGAATGAATAGTAATATCGAAAATAATTT